GGGTCATGAATACAATCAAAAAAATTCCATAGATGAGGTCTGTTTACATACTCACCATTAATTACTGTCTTTTGGACTATACCTTTATCTGGATAATGTTTAATCATTTTATCAAATACTTCTCTTTTAATAAGCATACATCCTGTTGGACTATGTGTAACTTCTATAACACCTTCAGTAACAACAATATCGTTAGTATCTTTTACTCTCATTGGATAACTATTAGTCCATTTATGAATATCAGAAGGTTTCTTTACATTACCTTTTTTAATTGCATCAAAAGCTTTATCCCAATTGAATGTTTTAAGTGGATACGGAATTGAGATGATATCTTTATCTCTATCTATCATTTTAAAAATAGACTCTGCATTCATCAATATATCTGAATCAACAAATAACATGTGAGTCATTCCAGATTCTATAAACCCTGATACACACAAGTTTCTTCCTTGTGTAACTAAAGATGATTTAAGTAACTGAAACTGTACGTCAACCTTTTTTTCCATACACATTTTTTGTAATTCTAATAGTCCTTGTGCGTAATGAATTGAACAATCACTGTGTACAGGTGTTGCAACAAACAAAGATATTTTACTTTTCCGTTGTCCGGTGTTCTTTATCCATATTGGCTTTATACGTTTTTCGTATTCTGTAAGCTCAACTTCTTCAGTATTTGATGGTGTTACTTTTACATCTTTTAAAGTTTGGTAAGTGTCTTCGTTTATGTATGTTTTATTTCCTTGCACTTAAAGCTCCACGTAAAAAGCTTTCCCACTCTAATCCCTTTTTTGTCCAATTATAAAATCGTTTATAAAATTTTTGTTGTTCCTCAAGATGTTCTTGTATAAATGATTCATGTAAATATGTTGCAGCAACTTCAATAGCTGCAGAAGTATCCTTAGCCATTCTTTCGTTATCTGAATCATAATTAACGTATACAGGCCATTCAGCACATGTTTCATACAATGCACCAAAGTTATTAGTTATTACATGAACACCAGCAGCTAAAGCTTCTAATGCTGAAGCACAAAACGTTTCTTCAAAATTACTAGGATAAACATATAAATCATAATCTGTTATATGTTCTAAAATATATTCATTAGGTTTATATCCAATATAATTTACATTCGGCATTTGTTTTGCTTGGTCATATAAGGGTTCAAAATCTTTTTCATTTTTACTAGAGAAAGCATCCCCATATACTTGAGCAGAACTATAAACATCTAAAGTGATGTTGGGGTTTTTAACTAATTGCATAGCAGCTAATAAGACATTCAATCCTCTCCAAGGAGTATTATGGTGCAGTATTTTTATCGGATCACCCTTCTTGTAAACTTTTCTTTTTGGGAAATTATTAATACCGTTTTTAATGACTACACATTTTTCGGTTGGTATATTAAAAAAGTATCTAAACTTTTCGTAGTTCCAATGACTATTAAATACATACCAATCATATTCATTATGCCTTGTCTTATCTCTAAAAAAAGGTTGAAGATTGTTTTGGTCCCAAGAATTTTTTTGCCAAAGAATATTTAATTTGTTTGGATCAATAGGAACCTTGCCTGGAATAGAAGTACATATTTGTACTTGATCAAGCAAATCTTTTGGAACATGCTTGTGTAGCATTTCCATTTGTAGCTCAGTGGCTCCTCTGGGTTGCATTATTCTTTTGTTTTAGCACCCATAGAAACTTTTGTCACCTTTATTTCGAGGTCTTGTCGAAAATCATCCACAGTAGTATCAGTATTGGGATTAGCAACATCAGCATCAAAATCAGCTTTAGTAACATAAACCTGTCCTGTTCTTTTGTGTTTTATAATTTCTTTTGCCTCTGCAGGTATTTTAATTAAATCACTCATTTGTTTTTATCTCCGTTATTTTTCCGTGTTTTTTTCCATCTCCATATTTTACATTAGCATCATGCACAAGTTTTAAAAGCACAGCGGAATGTTTGTAGCTACTGTATGCATCTAATTTTACTACACCTCGAAACAATAAAAAAAATCTTTCTTTAAATGTAAATTTAATTTCAAGTCCTTTTTCTCCAAAGTTGTAATTCATTATTGTTTTCTTCCTTGTTTGCTGTATGGTTTATAATCTCTTTTTTCATTTTTGTTAAGTCTTTTTTTATGACGACCTGGCCTCTTCCTAGGTTTTGGTCTCTCTACGAAATCTTTAAATTTTCTAGCCATTCTCCTGCGATCTATCTATAAGAGCGTAACTAATTGCACCTTGTATTGTATTACTACCTGTGGCTGCTTGAACTGTAATTGCATCACCAGCTTCTAAATTCAAACCTTGCTGTGTGGCATTCACCTGTGATTTTGCAGGCACATCATCTCTAAAAAATTCATACTCTGTGCTTGAATCAGAAGAATCTACTAAATTCATATTTACTAAGACAGCTGATGAAGCATCGTTGTTAGCACAATAAACACTTTTGACTATTACTGTTGCATCACTTGGACATGTGAATACTGTAGTCTTACTTGTACTTGCTTGTTTAAACCCTTGGTTTTTATATCGTATAGTCATGATAAAAAATAATTAAAAGCATCTTGTTCATTTTTAATTTCTTGTTGATAAGATGTATTTAACTTATCTTGCATCGTTCGTAAAGACTGAGTGACTTGTCTTTGGTTTTCTTCTGTGTATTGAGGAGTGGGTTCAGGTATTATTATATCTACTCTAGCCATTGTTAATATCCTGAATGTAATCCGCCTGCTCCACCACCATAAGGATTTGCACCACTATATGATTTCGATGGTGATTTAGAAGGTCCTGTAGGTTTTCCTCCAGATCCCATACCTTTATCTCTATCAGTAGGTTGCATATTTGTAATTCTAGGTGAAATAGTAGTGTCTTTGGATCCTTGCATGTCTCTCATAATATCTCTTTCAATAGCCTTTTGTGCTCTATTGTTTCTTAATATACCTGCAATTCCTTTTACTGAATCGGGTAATAAAGAACCTACTGTAAAAGCTGCCGTAAGAGGATTAGAAAAACCAATAAGATTATTTCCTCCAATAACTGATTTTAATACGTTGCCTTTTAATCCTTCTAGTCCCAATTTTCTAATAGCAAAATCTGTAACTAATTTTTTACCAACATTCTTTGCTAACCCCTTAACATCTACTTTTGGCATTTCTCCCACAAGATTATTTTCAACCATAAGGTTTTCATTAACGGGTGCAGTGTTAATAGCTGCAATACCATTTACGTTAGATGGTTCATAGCCACTAAAGTTAGGATCTTGTGTTATGGCTCTTTGTTGATCTAAAATTCTTTGTGTAATAGGGTCCATTAGCCTCTCATTCCATCTGGTTGTACATCAGCTCTAAAAGTACCATATCTCCAACTTTGATCTGTTGAAAGGTTAGCTACCTTCACACTAGCAAATCTTGATCTGGCACGTGTATCTACTTTATCAGTAGAGCTTGTTATTGTAAATGGCCCTAAAGGTGAGCTAGAAGCTGTGCTTGTTGGGTAATTTCTTAAATTAATTGTGATTTGAGCATTACCTTCGAGTCTTTTAAAATCAGGAATAAATCTTCTCATACTCATAAAAAACTCCCCATCACCACCAACACTTAAATCAAAATCTCCTGATTGTATAAATGCAGGTATTGCCGTTTTGTTACCTAGACTATCAACTTGATTTACACCTACTTCATGAGCATAATATGTGGAAGCACCATTAGTATTTGTAACTCCTTGAATAGTAGGAAACGTTGGAACTGCCGTGCTATCAAACTCTGTCGCATAAGGATTATCAAATAAAGTTGAATCGTGAAAAGAAGTTCTTGCTAAAGAACCTGTTGTCCAAGCATTCTCTGTATAGTTATAAGTCACTACTCTATCTACTAATTCAGAACCACTCTTTGGATAAAACCAATTTATTTCTTCATATAAATGATTAAGACCTGCATAGACTTGTTCTCCTGCACTATAATTAATTCCAAGATTATTTCCTGTGTTGGTAAATACAAAATCTTCAACTAAACATGGAACTGATTTAACTGTTCCATCAAACACAAAAAAACCTCCTGCTTGTCCCATCCACCAAACTCTTCCGTTTACGTAATGTAGAGCGTGTTGCCCAATCAATCCACAGTTACTTCCAACTTGCCTTATTGAAAAAGTAAAAGGTGGTCCTACAAATTGCATTACAT